ATTATATAATGGAACTGCTTGGGCTGAATTAAATAATATGAATACTGCTAAAAAACAATTAGCAGGTGCTGGAACTAGCACAGCCTCTTTAGCCTTTGGTGGTGAAAACCCAGGTTCAGCCACATTAGATATTAACGAATCTTGGAATGGAACTAACTGGACAGAAGTAAATGACTTAAACACTGCAAGAAATGCTTTATCAGGAATGGGATCTAATAATACGGCAGCATTAGCTTTTGGTGGTTCCCCTACCACAAACGCTACAGAATTGTGGAATGGAACAAACTGGACTGAAGTTAATAACTTAAACACTGCAAGAGACAAAATGGGAGCAGCAGGAACTTCTACATCTGGATTAGGTTTTGGTGGACAAACTTCAACAGCCACAACAAGTGCTACTGAAATTTGGAATGGAACTAACTGGACAGAAGTTAATGATCTACCTATTGCTACAATGCAGATTGCTGGATCAGGATCTAGTAACACCGCAGCTTTAGCGTTTGGTGGAGAAAATCCAGGAGAAGCTTTAACAGCAAAAACATATCTTTGGGACGGAACAAACTGGTCTAATCAAAATAGTTTAAATACTGCAAGAAATTTATTAGCAGGAGCAGGCACTCAAACTGCAGCTTTAGCATTTGGTGGAAGTTCTGGTTCTGGAACATATGTTTTAGCTTCCACTGAACAATGGCATGGTGACGGAACACTATCGGAGAATATAGACTAATGGCAACATACAAAGAAATAAAAGGAACAGATATTACGGTTGTATCATCAGACCCATCAAATCCTTTAATAGGAGAAGTTTGGTATAATACTGCGACTCAACAATTAAAAGGCTATCAACAAGTTTTAGGTAACGCATGGTCTACAGGTGGAAATTTAAATACTGCTAGAGCTGCTTTAGCTGGAGCGGGTATTCAAACAGCTGCTTTAGCTTTTGGTGGAGCAACTCCAACTTTTACAGGAGCAACAGAATCTTACAATGGATCTTCTTGGACAACAGTAAATCCTATGAACACTGCTAAAAGATATGTAGGAGACGCTGGAACTCAAACATCTGCTTTAGCATTTGGAGGAGAAACAAGTCCAGGAGCTGATTTAAATGAAACAGAGTTGTGGAACGGAACAAACTGGACAGAAGTTAATAATTTAACTACTGCAAGAAATAATTTAGCAGGTTGTGGTGCAGATAATACATCTGCTTTAGCTTTTGGTGGTGGGCCACCTAATAAAGGAGAAACAGAATCTTGGAATGGAACTAACTGGACTGAAGTTAGTGATTTAACTCAAGTAAGAAAACAATTATCTGGTTTTGGAATTGCTACATCAGCAATAGCTATGGGTGGTGAAACACCTGCTCCAGCTAATACAGCAGAAACTGAAGCTTGGAATGGGTCTGCTTGGTATGCAGTTAATAGTATGAACACAGCAAAAAGATTACTTGCAGGAGCTGGAACTTCTAATACAGCAGGTTTAGCTATTGGTGGAGAAGGAACAGCAATATTTGCACAAACAGAATCTTGGAATGGATCTCAATGGACAGAAACAAATGATTTAAACACTGCTAGAAATGTTTTAGCAGCAGGTGGGACTTCTACTTTAGCAGTAGCATTTGGCGGAAGTCCTGTTACAGCAGCCACAGAAGAATGGAACGCAAACATTTCTGTAGGCGCCTGGGTTACTAGTGGAAATATGAATACTGGAAGATCAGAATTAAACGGTGCTGGAACTCAAGCAGCAGCATTAGCTATGGGAGGAAATGATAATAGTGGTCCTGACACAGCTAAAACAGAATCTTATAATGGATCAACTTGGGCTGAAGTAAATGATTTAAATGAAGCAAGAAGATTAGCAGCAGGTTTTGGCACACAAACTGCAGCTATATTTGCAACAGGAACTACTACTTCACCTGGTTTACCTGGTATTACAACAGCTGTAGAATCATGGAATGGATATGTTTGGACTGAAGTAAACGATGTAAATACAGGTCTTGTATCTAGAGCAGGATTAGGTACTTCAACAGCTGGTTTAGCTGTTGCAGGTCAAGGACCTGGATCTCCTTCTATAAAAATTATAACAGAGTCTTGGAATGGAACAAATTGGACAGAAGTTAATGACATAAATTCAGCAAGAGTTGCTGTAGGAGCTACTGGAACAACACCTTCTGCTGTAATTTTTGGAGGTGAAGCAGCTCCTGGTTTTTCAAGTGCTACAGAACTATGGAATGGAACAAACTGGACTGAAGTTAATGATATGAACACTGCAAGATATGCTCCAGTAGGCACTGGAACTAGCAGTACAAGTGCTTTAGCATCTACAGGAAATTTACCTGGTGTATCAACATCAACTACAAATGAATCTTGGAATGGAACAAATTGGACAAATGAAAATCCAACTCCGCAAGCACTAAGAAATGCATCTGGATGTGGAACTCAAACTGCAGCTTTACTTTTTGGTGGATTTGATTCAGGTAGCGCAAGACAAGCAGACACTTACGAATGGTATGGTGACGGTAAACTTACAGAAACGTTTACAACTAGTTAAGGGTTGATATATATTTAAGATAGTATATATAAGAGAGAACTATAAAGGATAAAGAAATGACAGAAAAAAAAGACGTTAAAGATATTATACAAAAAGAAGAAACTCATTTAAATAATTTATTGGAGCAACAAGACCTTACCGATTTTAAAGGTATGGTAGACGAGCTTAGAGACACTTGGACCAAGAAACAAATGTTTCGAACAGAAACAGAAGCAAGGTTTTCTGTATTACAAGACAATAGATATCCAACTAAAGCTGCAAAATACTGGCAGTGTGTAAGAGAACAATCATCATACTTAGATAACTTAATGACACTATCGTTTGATTATAGAAGAAACGAAGCAAAGATTAAATGGTTAGAAGGTAAAATTGATAAAGAAGAAGACGAATACAAAAAAACTAAATATCAAATAGATATAGATGAATGTAGATTTGCAAAAGCTTCTATGGAAAAAGTTGCAAAGCATAGAATGAGAGAAATTAAAATGTGGTCTGGATTAAAGAAAGAATTTAACGATGGATCATTTAATGACAAAGATGTTAATCAACATCAATTAGAATCTTATGGTATGCAGTATGCTGAAAAAGCAANACAGCTTACAGAAAATTCTTCTGACACTGATAAGTTTAATGTTCTAGGACAACTACAATCCTTACAGAGAATTAGAAAATCTGGTGAGTTAGAAAATAGTTACAAAGAGAAAGAACAAATTGAACAGCATGGAAAACCAAAATCTTAATTTTGATTTTGTATTTTTAGGTCAATCAATTTTAAAGTATCAAGTACCGTTAGATATTTTTTCTGCGATTAATCAAACATACGAACAAAACTTTCATAGACTAGCACCTGCTAATAAACAGTTAGTAGGTAAGATTGAGAATGAACATAGTTTGTTTTATAATGGTCAAGATCAATCTAAGATGAAAAACCATAATATGTTACCACAAAATGTAACAAATTATTTTATGACTGTGTTTAAACACTATCTAGCGTTTAATAAAATTAGAGATTACGATACCCATCTTAATTCTATTTGGGTCAATGAAATGAAAGCACATGAATATAATCCTGCACATATTCATAGAGGTATGTTGTTTACAGGTCTGTCATCTGTAATGATTTTAAAACTACCCTCAACATATGGTAGAGAATATTCTAATGCAGACATACCACAAAACGGCAGACTACAGATATTAGGAGCTAGTAATGGTCAGTTTGCTAAAATAGATTATCAACCACCAATGGACCTTAGAGATTTCTATGTGTTTCCATATGATATGAGACATTGTGTTTATCCTTTTAATGGAACGAATGAGACTAGACGAACACTAGCTGCAAACTGTGATGTACAGTTTGACCCTATTAGAAACAGAGGAGCTGTATAATGGATGGACAATATTTAGTTCGAGACGATCACATAGGTATATTTAAAAATTTTATGCCAGATCAATTGATAGAAGATTATATGGTTTACTTTAATAAATGTGAGCAACAAGGTGCAGTATATCCTAGACGGGAAGATGAGATGTTAGTATCTGATAATGCAATTGATACAATAAGAGATACCAATGTTGCAATGACTTATAACAACAAACCTTTTATAGATTTATTTTTTAAAGAAGTGTATCCTTTGTATGTTCAAAAATATTCTTATCTAAAAAAATTAGCAACACACAACATACTAGAAGTAAAAATACAAAAAACTAAAGTAGGTGAAGGTTATCATTTTTGGCATTGTGAGAATGCAGAAATGAAAGCAAGAAATAGAATACTAGCTTTTATGGTATATCTAAATGATGTAACAGAAGGTGGAGAGACAGAATTTTTATATCAAAAGTGTAGGTTCAAACCAGAGAAAAATACATTATTAGTATGGCCTTCACAATTTACACACATTCATAGAGGCAACCCACCTCTATCAAATGATAAATATATAATAACGGGATGGATAGAGTACGGATATTAATATGATAACAGAACCACGATGGAGATCTTTTATAGTAGAAACTACACAACCTATATTTACACCTGAACAATGTAAAATGATTATTGAAGCTGGACGTGCTGAACCTAGAAATGATGCATCTGTTGGAGCAGGTGATAAAGGTATTAAAGGTGGAGTTGTAGATACTAAAACTAGAACATCACATATTAGTTGGATACCATTTTCTAAAACACCAGAGATGTACA